TGACGCCATAAGCGCCCGTGCCGTAGCCTGTGCGATAGACCGCCACGGCAAGCCCTCCTTAGTCGAGGTTGATGTCGAGGTCGCCCGTAGGTACGCGCAGCACGTCCCCGGTGTCGATCGTCTTGGAGGCCGTCAGCGAGGCATAGGCGATCATGTTGCCCGAGGTCGAGGCGTCGAACACCGCAACGTGCGTGATCGTCCCCCAGCTACCCGATGCGGTCGGGAATTCGATGGCCGCGTTGTTGGAGGCGTTGTTGCCGCTCACCGTGAACGTGATGGCCTGCCGCGCATAGCCACTGCCCGACAACTCGGTGCCGCCGCCGCTTTCGCCCGGTGCAGCCGTGAACAGCCCAAGGTGCCACGCGGTCGGACGTGCGGGCGACGGGCTGCTCGCCGTCAGCAGCCACGTCAGGACGCTTGTTTCGAAAGAGTTGGTCAGCGACATCAGAAACTCCTGATTTTCATGCGAAGGCCGGTTCCGCTGTGCCGCGCATCGTTGGAAGAGTCGTTCAGGTTATCAATCGCGGATTGATACAGCCCAGCCCAGATTTGAATGCGGGCGTCGTCTTTGAGGTATGGTGCCGAGTGGATCAGCGCCCCGTAGAGGTAAGCGTCAGGCGCGTTGGTCAGGAGCCAGTTGGTCGTGGCCGAGTCCGACAGCGCAGGGATTTTGGCGAAATACAGGAGTTCGCTCGCGTAAGTCCCGTCAGGAATAGGATAAAGTTCGAACTGCGCCCCGGTCATCGCGTAGTAATAGGGGCGGCCATTGACGTTGCCATCGGCTTCCTTGCGGTCGATCATCTCGGCTTGGCTGATGAGTTCCAGCCGCGAGGTTTCGCCGGTGGTCAGATAGAAGCGGATCGTCTCGACCCAATCTGACGGGATGGCCGAGAATTGCGTGTCAAGGCTGGCGGTCGCGCGCACTTCCATGCGCCAGTGGCGCAGCTTGCGCTGCATGTCAGCCTCGGCCAGCGCGATGAACGTGGGGATGACGGACGTGAGGTCGTCGCGGTTTAAGAAATCCGCGATGGCCGTCTTGAGTGTGGCGTAGGTCGTGATGGTCATTTCTTCTTCGCCTCGTTGCGGCCAGAGATCGCCTTGGCCTTCGCCTTTGCGTCAGACTTACTGGACGCGCCCCATGCCTGCAATGACTTCAAGAGCCGCGTCGGTTCGCCCTTTTCGTCCCGCTCCGGCCCCGGCATGTTGCCCATGCGAGCCAAGAAGGAAGCCCGGCGAGGGTTGTCGCCAGACTTGACCGGCGGCTTGAGGTTCATGCCCTCAGCCTTGGCAGACGCGCGGCCCTTGGCGTTCAAGCCTCCAGCCGGGTTTTTACCCTCTGCGCGCTGCCATGCCGGTGTTTTCGCCATTACTTCTTGCCCTTCTTGGCAGTCTTGGCAGACGCCTTGAACGCGGCAGCGGTCGGCGCACCCTTGGCACCGGGCTTCCGCATTTTTTCGCCCGATCCAGCCGCAATGCGGGCCTTCTTGGCGGCAATGTTACTATACAAGCCGCCGGGCATTACTTCTTGCCCTTCATCATGCAGCGGCCCATAGCCTTGCACTTGGCGGGGTTCGGGCAGCCCTTGCAGGGCGTGAACTTCGGCATGGGCTTTTTCATTTGGACTTTCCCTTTTTGCTCTTGCCCGCCTTGGACAAAGCGATTGCGATGGCCTGCTTTTGCGGCTTGCCCGCCTTCATCTCAGCGCGGATGTTACCAGAAATAACCTTCGCAGACGAACCCTTTTTCAGTGGCATCAGTATTGATCCTCTTCGGGCAGCATTGCTAGCAGACCAAGCGGGACACCTGCCGCTGCCAGCGAGGCGTTGAGATTGCGGAGGTGCGCGAATTCGGGGTCGAAAAGAGCGAAGCGGGAGCGCATTCCACGAGTGTCATGGCGCATTGTAACAGTTGATGGTTCGGACGAAAGCCTTTGGAACTCCCGCATTATGTCCATGCCGTCATCAGTTCGCGGCCTCGGCGCATGTATCGACCTGTCCAAAATGTTTGAAAACTCAACGCTTGGGTAGTCAAAAGATGCGCCTCGCGAAATTTGATTAGTGCTGAAAACCCCACCAACATCTGCTGGGCCAGCCGCGATCTGCCGGGCCGGAACAGTTCTATCTCCTAACGCAACTGGCAGGTCTTCTGGTATTTCACTCCAGATACTACCGCCAAGGTCCAAGCGCGGGGCGTTTTCTGGGATGGGCTGGTTTAGCATTGGGAAAACACTGCCGAATTGCGGGTCGGCATATGAACTCGACACATATGGGTTGTCTGATGTCACAAAGCCAATACCCTGCCTAGTTCCAGACCCTCGGAAAGCATCAGCGTATGTCATGTCTGAGCCTGTGGTGGTGCCGTGGAACTCATCTCTGCGGCCTGCGGCTCGCGCCATGCGGCTTGCCGCATCCATCGGCAAGGGCGTGTTGAAATACATGTATTGCGGGTCAGCCGCCGCCCTCATCTGATCTGTCACTTCGCCAGCGCGGCCCTCGGCGCGAAGCTGAAGGATGTCGCGCGCCATTGCTTCGGCATCGGTGCGGGGGGTTGGAAGCGAAGGAGTTTGGGCCGCTTCCGCAATCTGCACTGGAACCGACCCTCCGGGGCGGCTCAAGTCAATCCTGAAATCAGTGCGACCGCTGGGAAACTCATCATCTATTTGCAACAGACCTCTTTGAACTCGAACAGGCACAACTGTGCCGTCGCCATATCCGGCACCAGAAGGGTCTGTAGTCAAATAAACGCTAGGCTCCCCAGCAGATTTTAGCTTTCCGGTCTGCCGGATTTTGTCTGCGGCCTCTCGTGTCGTGCCGTGATAAAGTGTGACAAACTCATCGTCCGGCAAATCCAGTATTTCTTCACCGGGTCGCATAGGTGGCAGCCCAGCGCCAAGGATGGGCAGCGCCCCGCTTTCATCCGTCACAAAGCCGCGAGCCATGTCAGCCGCCGCTTGCTGCGTGGGCGAGCCGCCAAGCAGCCCCTCCATCAGCGCAGTCGCAGCGGGCGTGCCAGCGCGAGAGGCCGCAGCCACAGGGGCCACAACGCCAGCAATGCCGGATGCCATGTCGCCCAGCGCGGCAAGGCGATCCATCACGCCCATGTTCGGCGACATCATACGCTCGCCCGCGTTCATGGACTGCCCGATGGCTTCGACCGGGTTGAAGATTTGGTTTAGCAGCGAAAGGCGCTCTGGCAGCCCAACGCCAACGTCGAGCAGACCAGCGCGTCCCGGCTGGACGGCATTGGGGTTGCGCGGCTGGCCCATGAGTTCCAGATCGCGCAGGAGCAAGGCTCTCTCAAGTTCGTCTGCCATGACCGCCTCAGTTGTGAATGCCGCCACCCTAGCACATCATGCGATGCCTTTCAAATTGCGTCTGAGAGGCGTCCCCCAATTGTCCTGCGTTGCCATGCCAGCCTTGAACACGGCCAGAAGGCCAAAGGCGTCGGCGGCGTGGGATGCAAAGTCATGCTCAGGGCCAAGCCCGATGCCGCGCGCCTCGTCACGCTTTTCGTGGTACCAGCCCAGCGCATCGCGCCCGCCTTGCGTTGTCTCGGCGTTGAAACGGATCGACGGGAACAGGCGGCGCGTTGCGTCGATACGCTGCAACGCAGCACCAGCGCCTTGGTTCTTGACGACATCGACCTGAAAGCCAGCCTCGCGCAGATACGACATCGGCGTGACCGCATAGACCTGATCGTGCTTGCGTCCGTCGTGCGGAAGAACGCAGACGGCATCCTCGTAGCCGTTGTGGCGCAGCCAGTTGACATGCGCCTCGAAGGGTTGACCGACCGCCTCGTAGTAGTCCAAGACGCGCACCTCGGAGCCGACGAACTGGGCCACCCAGATCGACGTGGCGTCAGCCTTTGATGACGTGCCGCCGATGTCCCAGAAGGCGTAGAACTTCATCAGCGGATCGCAGGCCACGAAGCCGATGCGGCGCTCTAGCTGGGCGTCGGTGAGGTGCTTGGCGTAGTACGCGCCTTCAAGGACTGTCGCGTACTCGCCTTCCCAGATGTGGCCGTAACGCTCAGGCTGGTTTGACAGGCAATCTTGGCGCTCTTGCTCAAGGACCGCCGGGAACCACGGATTATCCGACCAGTTGGCGCGAATGACGGTCGATCCTGACGGCGTGACTGTGCCGCGCAGAAGCTGGTCGATGGGATCGGTGGGCCGCGACGGGTTCCAGCTAAACCAAAGTTCGGAGCCTTCAGCGCGGATTGTCGGACGCAGGAGTGACAGCGAGCGATCTGACAGTGATTGCGCCTCTTCAGCCCACGCCCGGTCGAAGCCTTCGAGTGACTTCACGCTGTCTGCCGTGTGGTCCTGCATACCTTGGAAGATGATGATGCCATCGCCGGGCGTCTCGATGACTTCGCGGAAGACCTTGAAGCCCTGTGCCTCGCCGAGGTTGTAGGCTTGCAGGGTGTCTTCGAGCAGCTTCTTGGCAGACTGCTTGAGGGACTTCTGGACTTCGCGGATGCAGACGCTGCGGTGGCCTTGGAAGCGCAGGTGTTCCTCGATCATCAACCCAGCGAAGAAGCGCGACTTACCGCTTCCACGGCCACCCCATGCGCCCTTGTAGCGTGCTGGCGACAGGAGTGGCGCGAATGCTTCGGCTGTCCTAATTTGCAGGCGGTTCTTAGCCATCCGCGTCGTTGGCCTTCACGATGACCCGTTCGATGATCTGCGGCGTCATGCTGCCGTCCGAGGATTTGAGGTCGTTTTCGATCTTGTCGGAGTATCCGTGCTTGGTCAGCATCATCTTTGTGATCGGTGGATTAAAAGTGCCAGAGAGGCCATTATTTAGCAGTTCTCGCTCTTGTTTTTGAGCGATTGCTCTAAGGATGTCGGAAAAAACCTTGCTTTTGTCCTTCGCCCACTCATGGCAGGTCTCTCGGTGAATGCCGATTTCGCAGGCCAGACCTGCGATTGATGGGACTTTGTCGCCTGCTTTGATCCATCCGCCATTGGCGTATTCCCACGCCTTTTCAACGATTTCTGGCGAATAATCTGTCAGCCTTCCAGACGGCATGATCTAACCCCTTTTCGGTGCTTCCGCGTCCCGTTGTGCAGGCTGCATCATACAGCAGGCTTGCGGCAAAAGAAAGGCCCAGCCGAGGAGAGGCGGCTGGGCAAGTCGAGGCGTATTCCAACTTGGGAGTGCGTGCATGTTACCGCTTCACGGCGCAATACGCAAACAGTCCGTCACCGACACGTTTGCAGAACAGCAGGCACAAGCCAGCCTTGCAAGCCAAGGCGGCGTCGATGCGGTGTGGGCCGCCGCAGTGCTGGCCGATCCAGTAGACGATCTTGTCGCCCTTCTTGGCCTCATGCAGGGTAACTGGGAACATGCCGCGATGCAGGCCGGTGATGTCGGTTGGGTCTTTCATTCGACCACCCCGTCGCTGAGAAAGTCGAAGTCATCTTCCAGATCGGCTTTCGGTCGGCGCACGGCTTTGACCTCCGCGCCGGGGAAAGCCAGCTTGACGGCATCGACAAGGCCATTGCGGTGGGCGTGCAGGGCCACTGCGACTTCGCGCATGGTGTGGATGGCGATGCCCGGTCGCTTGGCGTAGGCTGCGGGCCATTCGCGGCCATCCTCAATGATGCCGTAGATGACGCCTTCGTATTCATGCTCCCAGATCATGGGGTCGGACACGGGGCGACCGAGGCTGACGGCTTCGGCGTCCATTGCTGCCAGCCCGCGCAGACAGACCTCGACCCAGAACTTCACCTTGTCGGGGTCTTGCGCGTCGATGGCTCCGTTGAGGCCAGCGACGGCCTTGCCCCACTTTGCCGCGCTTTCGACCGAGACGAGTTCGGGCAGGCGATCTATGCCCCAGCGTTTGTCCATCTCGCGGACAGCCTTGTCGAAGGGTGCCAGCGATAGGTCCGCTCTAATCTCATTCGCCGTCGCGCCTTTGTGCAGGATGCGGTCGTCTTTCTTCTGCCGGGTTGGTCTCTGGGCCATTTTGATCTCCTCTGTGGGCCTTTGCCTCTGGTTACAAGTTACACCTTTTTCTATACCCGCTATTTTTTGCATCTCTCTCTTGCTAAGTGCCTGTTTTTATTAGAGCGTGTTTTTATACAGCTTTTCTCTATATTTCTTGTAACTTGTAACCTTAGAGAAGTAAGTATAAGAAAATAAAAGAAAAAACCGGGTTACAAGTGAGGTTACAAGTTGATCGACCACTTGTAACCTGTAACCCCACTTCATCAACTTGTAACCTCTACTTGTAACCTCACTTTTTGACCCATTCTGGGCTTGAGATAACGTCTGCGAAGTCGGCCAACTCGGGGTCAGTTGTGCCTTCCAAATGCAGCCTGATGTTGTCTCTGGCCTCGTTTGTGTCCATGCAAAGCGCCTCACCGCGCACATAGAGGCGGCGTGTTTTGCCGCGCCATTTGAACGGCTTTTCCAGCTTCATCATGCCGAGGGTTTCGAGGATGCTGCTAAGGCGGGAGGTTCGTGGCGAGTGTCCTCCTTGGTCTCGCATGGCAAGCACGAGGCAATCTGTGGCGATGACATCACGGCAGACGCCAAAGTTCCCGACGTTGATGGCTTCTTCAACCTGCACTTCGTCGTCTGGCCTGCTGTGTTCGATCATCTGTTTCTTGGCGTCGGTGAGGGCTGGCGCGTCTCTGGCATCGAAGGTTGAGAGGTCCACGTCCATGAGCCATCCACGGACGACGTTGGGCGCGTCGTTGATGGCTTTGTTCAGCTTGTCCCAATAATCGGCCCCTGTGGCATCCAGCATCTCTTGGCGTGTCTTGAAGCGTGTAAAGAACACGCCCCAGCGCCTGTCGTCTGCGTCTAGGACGAGTGCATCTTCGTGGTTGGTGAGTGCCATGTAGTTTGTGGAGTTTGGGATATTGCGGCCATCTTGTCCTTTGCGGACGACTGAGATTTTCTCGTTGGTGACGAGCGGCTTCAGCTTGTTCATGGCATCGTGGCGGTTGTGGCCTTTGATGCGGATTTCTTCCAGCACGCCGACGCAGGCACCTTCGGCCCATCCGTTGAAGTCGGACTGCATTTCCTCGGTGGCGATCATCCTGACGTTATGCTGGCCCATAGCTGACCCCATGATGCGTGCCAGTGTGGATTTTCCGTCGCCTTGGATGCCTTTGACGATAGGCGCCCAAAGCACCTTCTCGCCGGGTCTTTGGACGTTGTGGGCCATCCAGTGCAGTAGGGTTTGCCAATCGTTGGGCAGGATGTTTTTGAGGTGGTTTTCGCAGACTTTCCACTCTGGCCGTTTCTGCCAGTTCGGGTCGGCTTGTGGCACGCGGTTGAGCATGTAGCTGTTCACATAGGCCACGCCTTCGTATTCGAAGATGGGGTCGATGGCAGCGAGGCTTGGCACATAGAGGACATCGTGGGCGATGCGGCCTTCAATGTGGTTCATGAGATACTTGGCGGCTGAGACTTGCACGATGCGGTCTTTGACTTCGACGGGAGGCACGTCGCGTCCGTAAGCGAGATTGAAGGCGGCTGGGCTGCATTCTTCGCCTGTGAAGACGTTGCGGAAGACGCCACGGCGGGTGAGGAAGACCCAATCATCGAATGAGCCTGTCGGTGTGGCGCTGGGCTGCGTGTTGCGTGCTGGCGTCTTTGTAGGTGCGTCTGGCGTGTCCGGGATAAAGTCGAAGTCGTCCATAGGATCATCGCGGACGATTTCGCGTTGCATTTTGTAGGTTGTGCCGTTGCCGATGTCGTAGACGAATGGCACGCCGTTGTCGCTGATGCGGATGAAGGCGGCTTCTGATTGGCTCACGCGGAAGGGTGCCTCGCAGCGCAGCTTGTCTTGTGGCTGCATGGTTGAGGCCCATTCGCCGAGGCTGCGTGTGACGCCTTTGACTTCGATGGGTGTGTCCATCGTGAGTTCGCCTGTGACGATGGTGTTGACGCTTCCGTTCTCGCGGCTCATCCGCATGGTGAGGCCGGTTTTGACGCGGATATCTTCGAGGGCGCGTTGGTTTGGCAGTTC